TTGAAAAAGCTAATAATCCTGATTGGATTCAACCAGAAATGGGGAACGAAGTTATTGTCAAAGGCAAAAGAAATAAAAAACCGCTAACAGAAGCTGAACTAGATGCAAAATACGGAAAAATAGGCCCACTAACTAATAGAAATAAAAAAAATAAACCAAGGATAAATATATCTAAAAGAAACGTCATATTAGATTAACAATGTAAATATAATTAAATTATGTAATTATATAAATATAACATTTAAATTTAATTATATGAAAAAATTAACATTACTGATATTTGTTTTTACTAGCTTAATCACATTTTCACAACAAACAAAAAGAAACTTAATAAATGGTACGTGGGTTAGTGATGCTACAGAATACACATTAGTAGTAACCACTCCTAACAATTGGAATAGGTTTAAATTTTTAAATTATAAACCAACAGTATATTACCATAGAGATGGAGCAGGGGTTAATATATTTAAAGCAGAAGAAGAGATGATTCCAGCTCATCATCAAAAGCATAAATATAAGATAGAAACTAAGGTTGATAGAAGTGTACTTACTTATAAAAAAGGTAAATTTAGAGTTGTTTACGAAAATATTAACAAAAATAAATTAAAAGCAACTATTAAAGATGAGTATGGATGTGAAGAAGTACTTTATTATACTAAAAAAATTACAAATATAAAGTAATATGAAAAAAATATGGCAATGGTTAAGCGGTAATGTCATTAAAGACGTTGGTGATGTTATTGATAAACTAACAACTACAGAGGAAGAAAAACTTGAAATTAAAAAAGAAATTCAAGTTATAGTGGAAAAAGCGGCCGCAACAGCTGAAGACCAAATAACAAGACGTTGGGAGTCAGATATGACGTCAGACTCTTGGCTTAGTAAAAACACGCGCCCATTAGCTCTTATATTTTTATCGTTTATGGCTATAGCTTTTATATGGGTTGATAGTCACCATGAAATATCTTTTACAGTTGAGCAAGAATGGATAGAATTATTAAAGCAATTATTAACAACCGTGTATGTAGCTTATTTTGGCTCACGTGGTTTTGAAAAATATAAATCAATAAGTAACAAATAAATAAAAAAAAATGGGACAATTTCCAACAAATGACGGCATAATAGGACAAGCTATGCCCTTAACAGCAGCTATGATAGCTAGTATAGACGTTAGACCGGCTTGGTTATTTGAAAACCAAAGTGGGACATTAGGTACTAACCTTAATTCATCTGTAATATATTGTGGTGTAATGCCAGCAGACGCAACTATTAGTGTTATACTATCGGGTGTTACTGCGGTTGGAGGTGGACCACCAGTAGCTGGACAGGCTATAACTTTTGAAGGTTTACAGTCTGGATCAATACTTCCAGTAGCTGTAGATTATGTTACAGCTGTAGCAGGTAATGGTGTAGCGGTAGGTGACTTTATAGTGTGTAAATAATAAAAAAACAAGTAACTATATAATTATAAACAATTAAATAAAATCAAATAATGGCAAAAGCAAAAAAACAAATTACAGAAGAACAGTTAAAAACTGTAAAAGATCAACAAGGTAAATTAAATGGATTATTAAGATCTTTAGGTGTTTTAGATTTACAAAAAGAAAACATACGTGTTGAAGTAAAAAAAGTATCTGAAGAAATAGACTCTACTAAAAAAGAACTAGAAGACGAGTACGGTCAAGTTAATATTGATCTTCAAGATGGTTCTTATACTGATATTGAAAAAGAAGATGACAAATAATATTAGAAAGATTAGTATTGGATCTGATTATAAGAATGACGCCATGCATTACGCTGTTGGACAACAGGTTTACGGTGGTCACGAAATATCTCACATTCTACTAGATGATTCAGACAACTCTTATAATATACACATAAAGAAAAACAACGAAATATTGCCGTGGAAGAAGTTTAATTCTAACATGGCAATATCAGTTGAGTATGATTTAGAATATTAATGAATAGCTTATATGACTTTATTGTAGAACCGCTAGGTGATAAATACAATAACGAAATAAAAATAAACAACAAAAGTTTAGTATTAAACAGCAAAATAGAAAGTTTTAAATTTGTAAATAGGCATGCTATAGTTAAAGCTATACCTTTAGCCTTTAAAACAAATATAAAAATTGGAGATATATTAATTATACATCAAAACGTTTTTAGAACTTTTTATGACTCAAGAGGTAAAAAGAAAAAAAGTAGATCTTTTTTTAAAGAAAATCTATATTTTTGTGCTTTAGATCAAATTTATTTGTATAAAAATAAAAAGGGTTGGAACTCTATAAACAATAGATGTTTTATAAAACCTATAGTTAATAAAGACACTTTAGTCAACGACAAAGAAAAAAGTCTTGTTGGTATATTAAAGTATGGAAATAACGTCTTAGAACAGTTAGATATAAACATAGGGGACCTAGTTGGTTACACACCTAATGGTGAATGGGAATTCTTAATAGATAAAGAAAGACTATATTGTATGAAATCAAATGATATTGTAATTAAATATGAACATAAAGGAAACGAAGAAGAATATAATCCTAGCTGGGCAAGTAGCAGTTGAAGAACTGATTAAAGTCGCTAAAGAGGCTATTGTTGATTCTGGAGATGATATAACAGCAGATAGACTTAAAAACGCCGCTGCAACTAAAAAACTATGCATATTTGATGCATTTGAAATACTAACTAGAATACAAGCTGAAGAAGATTTGTTAAACGAAAAACCTAAAGAAATAAAAGAAGAAAAGTCTTTTAAAGGTTTTGCTGAAGGAAGATCTAAGTAATGTACGAGCAAAGTTTATATAAAATATTAAAAAACCATATTAAACCTAAAGTTTTAAAAAGAAACAATAGGTATAAAAAATGGGAATATGGTTATAATGAAGAACATGATGTTATAATTATAAGCAAAACGGGTGAGATAGGCGATGTATATGAAATACAAAACTTAAAAATAGCTTTACCTAAACAAAATGATATAGTAGAGTTTAAAGAAAATAAATGGAGTCACACAGAGTATCCTAAGCAATTAAAAAAAATCAAATCTGTTTTTGATTGGGAAGAATATCCAATAGAATTTAAAGAAGAATGGTATGATTACATTGATAAAGAATTTAATAGAAGAGAACAAGGCTTTTGGTTCTATAATAAAAACGTGGCTACTTACATTACTGGTACTCACTATATGTACTTGCAGTGGTCCAAAATTGATGTTGGGCAACCAGACTTTAGGGAATCAAATAGATTATTCTATATTTTCTGGGAAGCTTGCAGGGCAGACTACAGGTGTTATGGTATGTGCTATCTCAAAAACAGGCGTTCCGGATTTTCATTCATGGCCTCTGGCGAAACCGTCAACATGGCGACCATTTCAACGGATTCACGGTTTGGGATTTTGTCCAAATCTGGCCCCGATGCTAAAAAGATGTTCACAGATAAGGTTGTACCAATATCCGTTAACTATCCATTTTTCTTTAAACCGATCCAAGACGGTATGGACCGTCCAAAAACCGAACTCGCCTACAGAGTACCAGCATCCAAGTTTACCCGTAGAAAACTTGACGCCAATCAAACCCTTAAAGAAATTACCGGTTTGGATACCACAATCGACTGGAAAAACACCGGTGATAACTCCTACGATGGTGAAAAGCTCAAACTCCTCGTTCATGATGAATCGGGTAAATGGGAAAGACCAAACAATATATTAAATAATTGGCGCGTTACAAAAACAACACTTAGATTAGGTAGTAAGATAATAGGTAAATGTATGATGGGTTCAACATCAAACGCTTTAGATAAAGGTGGTGATAATTTTAAAAAATTATACTATGATTCAGATATTAAAGAAAGAAACGCCAATGGACAGACTCGCTCAGGACTCTATTCTTTGTTCATACCTATGGAATGGAACTACGAAGGATACATTGATTCTCATGGATTACCTGTCTTCGAAACTCCAAATAAAAAAACCTTTGGACCTCACGGGCAAGAGATAAAAATAGGAGTAATTGAATATTGGCAAAATGAAGTTAATGGTTTAAAAAAAGATCAAGACGGTTTAAATGAATTTTATAGACAATTTCCAAGAACTGAACAACACGCTTTTAGAGACGAAGCAAAACAATCAATATTTAATTTAACAAAAATATATGAACAAGTTGATTTTAATGAAGACTGCAAAAGTGAATCGTTAATAACAACAGGTTCTTTTAATTGGCACGGTGGTGTAAAAGATAATCCAAATGGCGTTTTATTTGTACCAAATGAAAATGGTAGATTTAAAATTTCTTGGGTACCTGAATTAAATCTTCAGAACCGTTTAATAATGAAAAATGGATTAAAGTACCCAGCAAACGATCACATGGGTGCTTTTGGTTGTGATAGTTATGATATATCAGGTACTGTTGATTCTCGTGGATCAAATGGTTCACTACACGGTTTAACTAAGTTTTCTATGGAAAACGCACCACCTAATATGTTTTTTTTAGAATATATAGCTAGACCACAGACGGCAGAAATGTTTTTTGAAGATGTGCTTATGGCATGTATATTTTATGGTATGCCAATATTAGCCGAAAACAATAAACCTAGACTGCTTTATTATTTTAAACGTAGAGGTTATAGAGGGTATTCAATGAATAGACCAGATAAATCTATTGCTAAATTGTCTGTTACAGAAAGAGAAATAGGTGGAATA